TTGGTGGAGCTGGAGCTGGTTTTGGTGGAGCTGGAGCTGGTTTTGCTGGAGCTGGTTTTGGTGGGGCTGGAGCTGGAGCTGGAGCTGATTGACTAAAAATACGATTAGCAGTATTAATAATAGATATAGAACTTGGCTCACCACCCTTTTGATAACTCCAAACAAACAAACCATTTGTAGGATTTTTATCACTAATAACACCCTTAGAATATCTTTCGACTTCCGATAGAGTTACCACGTGACCACCCCAAGCTTCAGGTGGTACTTCTGCGCCAATTAATATAGGTCCATTATAATAACTTCTATATGACTTGAATGCTGTAACAGGATCATATACTGGACTTGCATCGTAACTCATCAAACAAATAAAATCTAAATCTTTTCCATTCGATTTTAAACCAGGAATGCACATTCCTGTATTTTGCCCAGCAGGAGCTGCATTAGCAAATTCACCAACGCCATATGCACCTATAGAAAATGCAGCTATTGAAACTAAACCTTCAGGGTATATACTTCTTACTCCATTTATAATAGGACCTAACAAATGAGCTTCTTGAGCACCACCGTGAGGTTCCCAGTCAATATCAATACCATCTACACCTAAATCATTAGAAAAATCAACAATGGCTCTAGGATTAAATCCATCGAAAGGATATGTAGCACCACCTACACTTAACATTACAACAACATTTCTTTTACGTAGGATTTGAATAGCTTCTTTTACTACAGAAAAATCAGATGAAAAATCTAAACCAGTACCAGTAAAAGTATTCGAACCCTTCACATAAGTGCAATTTGGTTTTGCAAAAGATAAAAACACTACATTAATTGGTGCTGGTATTTTTGATAAATCTAAAGCCGCACCAGAACTTGCCCAAGAACAAGACCACGATTGAAAATATACGCCTAAGGGACGTTTATTATTTAATAATTTTTGAAATTTCATTATATAATTATAATAACAAAAAATTTTTTTGATATTATATACACATTTTATATAAAAACCATATTGTATAACATTAATCTTTCAGATTACTCAAAATCTTTTATAAAATTTACATCACCAATCTTCATTAATCTTACTTTAAAAAAAAATTTTACGATTCTGGCATTTTTCAAAATACTCTTTTGCAGAAGAATAACCAATATCAATTTAATTACATTTCAGTTCTTTATTTAAAGAAAAATTTCTGCTCCTCTAAGTATACAAAAAAAATAAGCTTTTTTATGTTGGATGAATACCTCTTTTCAAATTAACATCTATTCCTCTTGCTCTACCAAGTCTTCTATTTCTTTTAAGAATGGAGTTTGTGGTGGAGTTGATGGTGGAGTTGGTAGGGGAGTTTGTAGTGGAGTTGGTAGGGGAGTTGGTGGTTGAGTTGGTGGTTGAGTTGGTGGTTGAGTTTGTAGTGGAGTTGGTGGTTGAGTTGGTGGTGGATTTGGTGGTTGGGTTGGTGGTGGAGTTGGTAGAGGTATCTTTATTTGGGTTATTATTATACCAAAATGTTTGCATTTTACTTAATTTTGATGATGAATTACCTGGACCTCCAGGAAAATGATATATTATTTTATGTGAATCTTTAGAGGGGTTATTTTCAGCATAAGATGCCATAATAGTATTATCATATTTATTTTGAGATATAGCATTATATACAATAAATGGTTGATCAAGACAAGTAGATCTAGGACCTTTTGGTATATGTTCTTCTATTGTATCAAATAAAGATTTTATAGAATCACTATTTTTAAATAATAATATACCAGAAGAAAATCCTGGTAAATCTTTATTATATTTTGAAAAATCAAACAATTTTCCTCCCCAAAATTCGTGACCTATAACTCCTTCTTTTAAAGCATATAATTTTTCAAAAGATAATTCTAAATTAAATAATACGTTAATATCTGAATTTATTAAAATGTCAGTATCTAAATACAATATTTTATCATATTTATTAATATTATTATATTTAAAAATAGTTAATCTGGCACATGCCGCTTCATATAAAGTATGTAAATCTAATATATAATAATATAAGGGTAAATTGAATTCTTTTAATTCATTTTGTATTATTGGTTGAAATGATGGCGATGTTAATATTAGAATATCTATTTTTTCAGAAATATTAGCTTTAATTGAAATAGATGTAATGAGAAGTTTTAATAATTTTATATAATCTTGTTTATGAAAAACACAGATGTAAATAAGATTCATTTTATATTAATATGTAAATATTTTTATTATTTTTATATAAAGTAAATTTTACGATTCTGGCATTTTTTCAAAATACTCTTTTGCAGCAGAATAACCAAGATCAATTAAATTACGTTTCTGTTCTTCATTTAAAGAAAAATTAATAGTACTAGTTATACTCTGCGCTTCTATACCTACACTATGATCTCTATATTTATAAGACAAAGTTGTTTCTTTCTCTTTTTGTACCATATAACATGTAATTAAATGTCCTAAATAATTATAAAAAGAATCAATCGATTCATCCATTTGATGAAATTCACCACGTGTTACTAATTTTAAACCTAAAACATTATCTAATTTACCATCATATTCTTTTATAGGATAATTATTTATTAATCCACCATCTACATAACATTCACCACAATATTTTGTAACTGTAAAAACTAAAGGAATTCCAATTGACATTCTAATAGCTCGTGTAATTTTTAAAGTTGGGGTAGAATTTTTATCAAAAACTTTTGTTGTATATTTATTTAAATTTGTAGCAACAACTCTAAAATTAACCCCAAAGTTTGTATAAATATCAGAAAATGTAATATCTTTAGAATACCCTTTTCTAATAATTAAAGTTTCAATCCAATTTACAATTCTTGTCCCAGAATCAAACCCATACCTTTGCAAAAAATTTTTTATACGCAATTGTTTTAAATCTGATAAATTTTTTGATACAATTTCATCAACAAATTCATCATATGTATATCCTAATATATACAATAATCCTACTATACTTCCAACCGATACACCCATAATTTCCTGAATAGTTATACTATATTCTTCTTTTGTCTTTAATTCATCCAAATATTTTAACGCACCTATATACGATATACCCTTTACCCCACCACCACTTAATATTAAGGTGTTTACTATTTTTTTCATATATTATACTTAATAATAAAATATATTATACTTAACGTTATTTAAATAAGCTCTTTAAGAAAAAACTTCACTAAAACTCATATTCTTTGCTCCTTTTATATCATATACCTTTTCTGAAAAATCCAAATCATTCATATATAATGTTATATTTTTATACAAACTTAAATTAATATCATGTTTATATTCTAAATAATTTAAAAATATATCAAACCTTTCAACTTTGTCAAAATAATAACAAAAATACCTAACATATTCCGTTATATCAAACACATCATCGACATCATCAAGATCTTTTGTTAAATGACAATTTACAATTAAATTTTTAGCAGATAAACATATATCACTGTTTAGTTTAAAATCTAAAATATGTTGTTGTATATTTTCATCTACGTCTGATGAAAAAACAATCTTGAAATTTTTATTATTTTTAATTACATTATACGTTATATAATGATATAATACATGTATATTACTTGTTTCAACCATATTATCTGACCTTTGTGCAAAATATAAATATACTTCTACAAATACCCTAGCTACTTGTAAAAAAATTTTAAAAATACAGTTGTAAATCACATTAAAATTCATATTTCCGAAATTCATATTTATTTAAAAAGAATATACTATTAATTTTAAATGGATTTCTTTCAATTTTTACAAAAATCAACAGATGATTCCGATATAACAACCCTTAATTCTTCTGAAAAATTCGTTAGACAACAAGGTACCTTACAGATGGCGAACCCATCTGTTCGGCAAGGTACCTCACAACCTATAGACGAGTCAAAAAAAAAAACAAACTCGTGTGAAATAGAACAAAATCATTTATATATAAAACGTGGAGATATGGTCAAAATTATCAATGTTCCAAATAGTATTTTAAATACTTACAAAGGATATATTGGCGAAATTAAAAACTATAAAAAAGATCAAGATTTTGCATTAGTTTTTTTACACGGTATAGCATCAGCTACCATTATAAAATTTCCTCTTTTACATTTAATAAAATACAATCCGTAAATGTAGAAATTACTTTAATTCAAATGTGTATAAGTAATAGTTTTTTCACCTACTAATACTTCACATATTGTAGAATTAGAAATGTTGAATAATTCTTTAGATTCACTTGTATTGTTTTTATTTATAACATAAAAACATTTTTGTTCTCTTGGATTTTTATTCAATAATACTACAAATACATCACGATATATATCTTTAACATCACCACTTGATATATAAAAAAACCATGTTTCGTTAGTTGATTTTAATTTTAAATTTTGACACATTTTATTAAATGTTAAAAGACCACTTTTTATTGTGTCGTCTTTTACTGTGTCGTCTTTTACTGTGTCGTCTTTTACTGTGTCGTCTTTTACTGTGTCGTCTTTTACTGTGTCGTCTTTTATTTCTTTATTATAATTTACTAATTTGTTAATATTATAATTCTTACAATTCAAAGTTAACTGTAATTTTAAACCACGTTCTATAAATTCGACACTTTCGTCACCGGCGTCAGTAATTGTATCTTGTCGAACTAAATTCGTCGTATCAATACAATAATATACATCTAATAAACATTTTTCATTCATATTAGATTTTGTGTATTTTATATTTATTTATAAATTTTTTATTTTTTTTTGCCTTATTTTTTTATGCATGTATAATAATATATGTATACTAAATATGAAAATTATACATCAACTTCTGGACTATCTACAAAAATGTGGGGTCCAAGTGGTTGGTATTTCTTATTCTCCTGTGTTATGGGAGGATATCCACCACATATAAACGAAAAGGATAAACATCATTTAGTTATTAAAAAACATTTTAAAAACATGATATTAAGTTTAGGATATACAATGCCTTGTATATTTTGTCGAGAATCATTTAAAAAATTTTGCGTAGAATTACCTATAGAAAACTCTATGGGATCACGTATGGATTTAATGAAATGGTTATACGATATCCGAGACAAAGTTAATAAAAAGTTAATTGCGCAAGAAAAACAATGTTACAATAATGAAAAACTTCGTTTAAAAAAAATTTACTATTCCAGACCACCTACAAAACAAAGAAAAGAAATGTATTATAAAAAATTAGAAGAATTTAAACAAAAAACTCTAATAACACAATCATCACCTCCTTTTAAAGAAGTTTTGGAAAAATATGAAAGTATCAGAGCAGTTTGCTCTAAACAATCTAAAACTTGTAGTTTACCAAAAAATTAAAAATAGTTTAACCATTTTTTATAATTTTCTTCCGGTATATCACGCGGATTCGGGATATAATCTTCTATTTCATTTAATTTGTAATTTGTATTTTGTGTTTTATTTAAATAACTAACATAATCATTGTAAACTACTGCAGCTTTGACTTCTGTAGTATAAACTCCTAGAAAAATAATCTTATTATCATAACTTACTCTCGATGCCCATTTATTATTCGTTACACACCACGAAACACCATTGTATATACTTAATTTATTAGAATGTGTTTTAATGTCAACTGGTGTTTTTGTTCTTTCCATTTTAATTTTGATATTATATTTAATTAAGATTTTTATCTTTAAAATACGTTTTTAATTAAATAATTACTTTTAGAAAAAGTAATATCAAAAAAATCAAATAAGATTTTCTTTTATTTAGACACCGTGAACTTGCTCCCCAATTTGGGGGAGCAAGATTTTGTAATCAATATCATTTGTAAAATGTTTTTCTACTACGCGTTTACAATGATCTCTTCGACTAAAACCTAACCATTTCCATACATCATCCATATCAATTATAAAATCTGTTTTACAATCGTATTTCAAGTAACAATAAAAACTTGCTATAAATAATTGTTGGTCAGAATCACTAAACGTTTCTTTGATCTTATCAAGTAATTTAGTTTGATAATCATTAGATAATTTTTCTAAAGGATTGTTTTCTATTAAATTTACAATATCAAGTCTTTCGTGAGTCATTTATTTATATAAATTATTGTATTTATATAATTTATAATAACTGTTATTTTTAAATTCGTTTTGTAAAAATCAACATTTTTTGTTAAAAATAACAAATAAGATGATCTTTTATTTAGACACCGATTTCGAATTGTCTTCGCAATTGAGCAGGACTTTGCTCATAACTGCTTTGATTCCATGGTCCAACGCTTTCTTTAGGCACTGGTGGTAAGGATCTTATATCGTGATACGGTATCTTATTACTCTGCATCACTGTATTAACCCCGACGTGATATCCACTAATTAAGAAATTTTGTTCCTTTAATAATTTAGATACTGGGTTTTCTTTGGCGAATTCGTTTGCATCATCGTATTTTGGCAACAAATCTTCTGCTCCTAATTGAGTAGTTCCTGCAACAACTTTATCAATTTGTTTTTGTTGTTCATCGATAATGACTGGTTGTTCTTGTTGTGGTTCTACTCCATCACCTAAAGCTAAAGAAGCTTGTTGAAGAACAGGTTCTTTTTGTTCTGGTATTTCAGTATATTGTACTGTATCTACACCAGTAATGTTTTCTAAACTTTCAAAAAACGAACCTTTCATATATACATATATAATAACAATAATAATAACTGTTAGTAAAACTTTTACCATAGCACTTGATTGAAGAAAATCTAATATTTTCGCCATACTTTTGTTTTAATATAGTATAATAAAATAAATTTTTTTTTATATTTAATTTAAATACCCACCTTAAATTTAAAAATAAAAATTATTACATTAATAAATTATATTTAACTTATGTATAGTGATTTAGAAGAAGAATACGAATACGAATACGAATACGAATACGAATCAGAATTTACATATGATGATTTTTTGGATTATTATAAAGATGATGTGTTATATATGTTAGAAGAACTCAAGTCTAGATTTACAGGCTCACCTTTTTTTATGTCTAATGTAAATTTACCTATATTAACAGATTATATAATGATGCGTATAGTAAAAAAACCAAACAAAATACAAAATTCATTTATTAAAGATAGTCTCCGTATTTTTCATACTTACTATAAACAAGAATTAGAAATATCCTATAACATTATTTCTAAATTTTTAAAACGTTTTAAAATTACATTAGAATACAATTCTTGGTTATATTTTTGTTATACATATACAGATTTATACGAAATTAAAAATTACTTTTGACATAATATATACCTACCTTTATTTTGCGCTTATCCCAACTGATAAGCATATTTTCTTAATTCTTTGTTTTTAAACTATTATATAAATTCTAAAAATATAAACTAAATACATTCGTTACGAATATTTATATTATATAATTTATATAATATATGATATTATCCATTGATATAGGTATTAAAAACTTATCTTTGTGTTGTATAAATTACGAGACCAAAACTGATATGGAATCTTATACAATACAATTATGGAATGTATATGACACCTTAGATACAGAAGATTATTTTTGCAATGGTATTAAAAAAAATGGGGATCTTTGCAAAAAAAAATGCGCTTATAAATATGGTACCTTGCCGTCTAACGACGTCGTCGATATAGGTACCTTGTCAAATAAAGAAGTAGTTTTTTGTTGCAAAACACATTTTCCTAAAAATTTATTACCATTAAAAAAAGAAAATCATTTTAAAAAACGATTAGTCAATGATTATTTATTACAAGATATTGCTAAAATTGTCCTAACTAAATTGCAAGATATTTATAATGATAAGATCCACATTTTTAATCAAATTACTAGTATCATTATAGAATTACAACCAAAAATCAATCAAAAAATGAAGTTTATTTCTCATATTATTTATGGTAAATTAGTTGAATTATATTACAATACATCTACAACTATTCGTTTTGTAAGAGCCTCTCAAAAATTAAAAGCATACACTGGGCCTCAAATGGAGTGTAAACTTAAAGGAACTTATGCTAAAAGAAAATGGCTTAGTATACAATATGCGCGTTGGTTTTTACAAAATCGTTTTTCAGATTCTCAAAAAAATACATGGATGTCACATTTTGAAAATCATAATAAAAAAGATGACATTTCAGATACATTTTTAATGTGTATTAATGCAATCTATGGTATACCTAAACGGCAAACGACTGATAAAAATGGAAAATGTATAAAATAACATTTTGCGCGTTTAAAATAAAATGTACATTAAAATGGATTTGGTGAATATTTTTTTATTGTTTAATATATATGTCTTATTTATTAAATATAAAATTATTTAACAATTTGTTTAAAAACAATTGGTATGGAGAATGGATTTATATAAACGATGTTGCTATCGGGGAATCTTATAATTTTAGTTATAAAAAAATATCAATCACTGAAATTATAAACTCAGAAAGTTCAAGTTCAAGTTCGAGTTCAAGTTCAAGTTCAAGTTCGAGTTCGAGTTCAGAGTCTGAAGATGAAGAAAATATTAGTTTATTAAAGGAATTATTAAAAACGTGTATAATTGATTCTAAAGTTGTAGTTGTTATTTACGATTGGGTGTCTAATACAGCATATTTAAAAACAGGTTTTACTATTTCGGAAAGTGGAGAACCTCTTGATATAAAATACAGGCCTGGGTTTACTAGTTTTATAGTATCGTCAAGGGCTCCACCTATTAAAAAGGAACTTGACGATTTTGTAAAATGTGAAGGAAATGATTTTGTATTAAAAAATCAAAAATTTATACCAGTTGGGTTTAATGCATATTGGTTGGGATTCAATGAAAAATATACGTATCCTACAAATGATCAAATTGAAGAAATGTTTATAGTAGCACATATTTTAGGAGCTACTGTTATTAGATCACATACACTTGGGTTTTCATCGGGTACATATAATTCATTAAGGCCATATAATAATTATATAAATTATCACGCTTGGGTACCAATAGATTATGCATTTTTGATGTCAAAAAAATACAATATACGTTTAATTTGTCCTTTAACGGATAGTTATAATTATTATCATGGAAATTATGGGGATTTCTGTAAAACAAGAGGTTTATCAAAAGAAGCTTTTTGGACAGATCTTAATGTACGCTCTGATTTTAAAGATTACATATCACAATGGCTTCATCACATTAATCCTTATACTGGAAAAGCAATCAAAGATTCACCTGAACTATGTATGATAGAATTAGGAAACGAATTAGGAAATATACGTCCTTATAATGGAAGTAAAACTATACCTACAAAAGAATGGATAAGCGACATCTCAGCTTATATTAAATCAATTGATAATAATCATCTTGTATTAAGTGGAACTGACGAAAAATTAGGGGAATGTGGAGAATTTGAAATCTCCACATTAGATTGTTATAGTAATCATTTTTACTGTAAAGATAATATGCGTCTTAAATCACAATCTGATTGTGCAAAACAAGTAAACAAACCTTATATTATTTCAGAATTCAATCCTCACTTTGATAAAAATTGGTTTATAAATATAGAATCTAATACTAATATAAAAGGTACAATTTTTTGGAATATGCATCCCCACGAATTAGGTTATAGTCGAGGACTACCTGTAGAACATAATGATGGATATACATTACATTATCCTGAAAATAGAGTCAAATTATTAATTATCTCAAATCATTTCAGGAGAATGCAAGGACTCCCTGAAATAACAGAATTATAAATATAAGAACGCGTTTTCACGTTTTACGGTTATCCTACTGTTACACATACACAGGATTTAGTACTTGTACTTGTAGTATCTGGAATTTGTATTGTAGTTGTTGTAGTTGTAGTTGTAGTTGTACTTGTAGTATCTGGAATTTGTATTGTTGTTGTAGTATCTGGAATTTGTATTGTAGTTGTAGTTATAGTTGTAGTTGTAGTTGTAGTTGTAGTATCTGGAATTTGTATTGTATTTGAATTTTCTTGAACTTCAGGTAGACCTTCTGGAATTTGACTAATTATACTCCAATCATTTAATGGACCATCAGCAAATGTATCTTTATATGTATTTAAAGGATTTGGTTGTAATTTAGTTCCACCTGTTAAAGTTCCATTTGTAGAACTTTTAACTGAACAACTAAAACAATTATTATAACTTTCTTGTTGAGCAAAATCGAGTGATGGAATCCAAGTCCAACTACATTTACCATTTATAACTTCAGGTAGACCTTCTGGAATTTGAAATGCAACACTACTCCAATCTAATTTTGGACAATCGTAAGCTATTGTAATAATAGTAAAATCATCAGTATCACCATTAGCAATAGATAAAGAACAACCTCCTCCACCGTGAAGTGCATTTCTATCATTATCACAAAATTGTGTAGCTTGTTCTTTGTTAGAACCAATAGGCGCTTCTCCGCAAATAATAGGAACATTTAATGTAGTCCCTGGTAATAATTCTAAAATAACTGCATTATCTTTTCTCGGATTTCCTTTACAAAACCAATTAATTGTGTCTGGTGTCATTGGGTTTTCTAATTCGTATAATGGTTTACCTCCATCCCATACAGATGGATTACTAAAAATTAAATGACTTGTAACTGTTTGTAAAAATAAAAATATCATTTTAATTATAATATTTTTTATATTTAAATCATTTTGTAGCGGTTATTTTTGTCTCTCAAATGTTTATTTAAATTATATTTTTGATTAAAACAAGATTTACAAAAGAAACAAGTACTATTTACATTATCTTCTTTCATTTGTAAATCTTGTTTTAATCAAAAATAAAAATCTAAAAATAAAAAAAAGTAAAAAAATCTATAAAAAAATTTTGTAACACTAAAAAAAAAAATTCCCCCCCAATTCCTGAAAATCATTCCAGAGGCATTTTCAAAGATGTTTAAAATATCGTTATAAATATGTAAAAATACATCTAAAATATTTTTTTATGGTTTGATTCTCAGGAATGACTTTTGAGACGATAAACCAAAAAATTACTGGAATGACTGATTTATATATAAATATGTTTTGAATATCTTAAAATTTAAAAACCATTCTGGTGTTTATATAGTAATTTATAAGCGGTTATAATCGAAAAATAAAAAGTTGAGAATAGATAAGTTATAGTATGATAGAAAGAGATTTTGAAAAATTATCATTGCGTAAATTTAAAATGAAAAATATTTTACCAGATGCGACCATACTTATCCTTGGAAGAAGGCGGAGCGGAAAGAGCTTTCTAACAAGAGATATTTTTTACCATCATAAAAATATACCATCTGGAGTTGTATTTTCTGGAACAGAAGAAGCTTCGCCATTTTTTGGGAATTTTATACCAGATTCGTTTATTCACTCAGAATACGACCCTGAACTGATGGAAAGTATAATGAATCATCAAAAAAAGAAAATAAGAGAAGCTAAAGCCGATGGATTATCTGAATCCGGAAAACATGCTAGTAATAATCTTTTTATAGTTTTAGATGATATGTTACACGATGCTCAAAATTGGAAAAAGGAAAAAACTATTAAAAGTATTTTTTTCAACGGTCGTCATTATAATTTTTTATTCATTTTAACAATGCAATACCCATTAGGTATTACTCCAGAATTACGTAGTAATATAGATTACGTTTTTATATTTAACGAACCTAGTCTTAAAAATAGACGAAAAATATACGATGATTACTGTGGGATGATACCAAGCTTTACGCACTTTTGCAACATATTAGATGCATGTACACAAGACCACGAATGTCTGGTCGTAAAAACGTCAACTAACAGTAATAATTTACGAGAACAAATTTTCTGGTATAAAGCAGATGCTCATCATAATTTTCAAGTAGGACATCCAAAATTATGGAAATATCATTCTTCTAATTACAATAAAAATTACGAAGATGTAGAACATAAAGACCAAGTAGAAGTGGATAAACTAAAAAAGAAATTTGCTAAAACACAAAAGCTTAAAGTCATTGTTTCAAGACAAGGTGATATTGTTGGTTATAAACAAGACGATTAAACATAATTTTACCGAAGAAAAAGAATATGCATTTAAAATCTTATTT